AGAGATTGGCCTATCTACTTTACTTGGATCGACCGAGGAAGCGCGCAAAACGGTAAATCGTTTGAAGATTGAAGCCGCTAGAACGCCTTTCGAATTACCGGGACTGACTCAAGCAACACAGCTTCTAACTTCGGTAACAAAGGACGGCGATAAATCAATCGATATACTTCTAAATGTTGGTGAGGCTTTAGCGGCTATGGGGAAAGGGCAGTCTGAGCTTGACCGTATTATTGTTAACTTGCAACAGGTTGCCTCAGTGGGCAAGGCCAGCATGATTGATATTAAGCAGTTTGCTTTTGCCGGTATTCCTATTTTTGAAATGCTTGAGGAACACTTTAAAAACACTGGGACTCAGTCTGTAGTCAATAATACTAAGGAGCTGACAAAGAACGCAAACCAAATTTCAAAACTAAAAGATCAGATTAAAGTTGCAACCATGCAACAAGGAGAATTTACTAAAAAGACAAAAGCTTCTACCAAAGCGGCCAGTGAGATTAAATTGTCTAATTTAAAGACTGAACTTGCAAGCCTTGAATCAGCAACAAAAAGTCTTAATGCCGTTAATGGAAAAACGGTTACTGGCTTTACTGATATAAGTGACGCTATTGAGAATGGCCAGGTTACATTTGAACTGCTTACAGAATTATTTGACAAAGCAAATGATAGTGGCGGTCAATTTTTTAATGCGTATAAAAACCAAGCTGGATCATTTCAGCAGTTAACGTCAAACATGAAGGACGCTTTTGGTATTTTCGCCGCTGATTTTGTTACAAAATCGGGAATATTTGATAGTGCAAAATTTGCAATGAAAGGTGTTGCCGATACACTATCATCGTTTGATTTTAATAAGGCTCGCGATGAGTTTAATTCTTTTATGATAAGCATAAACGAAAAGACTGGACTTATTACTTTAATGAAAGACGCATGGGTTTTTCTAGTTGAGATATTTAATACACAATTAAGACCGGCATGGGCTACGCTTATGGAGGCAATGCAACCGTTCATGCCAATACTTAAAGATTTAGCTGGCTGGCTCGGTACAGCATTGGTTTTGTCTATTGGCATACTGGTTGTTTCTCTAGCTGGTTTAACGGCATCACTATCATTCTTAATCAATATGTTGGCTAAAGGATTTAAGGTCGCGTCGATTGGATTTAAGGCATTTTTGGATGAATTAAGTGATTGGTTGGTACCAGTTATAAATCTTGTTGATAGATTGGCAAATGCTTTTGATAGATTACTAAAAGCGGCCGGATCGGCGGCTAGTGCTGTTGGTAAAACAGTGTCAAATGCCAGCAATTCTATTACATCAACTATCGCCTCTAAAATTGGCGCTAGGGCTAATGGTGGTCCAGTAAGCGCGGGAAATCCTTACATTGTTGGCGAACGTGGCCCCGAGCTGTTTGTGCCTGGAATGTCTGGCAGTATCGTGCCAAATGGTGCAATGGGAGGCGGTGTGACAGTTAATGTCTATGGCGACGTTTCTGGGAATGAACTGGTTGCAAAAGTTACCGACGCAATTACTAGGAGCCTAAAGTATACGACAAAAATAGCGTAATCATGATCCAAGTTTTAATAAATACAGTTGATAAAACAAGCCTCATTGAACAACGATCTATATCGTTTGAGCAAGGTGTGACAAAATCACCATCAACATTATCTTTCATGGTGCTGAATAGTAATGGCAAATCATCGCCAATATTAGGTGATGAGGTTATTTTGAAAGAGGATGGCACTAGTCTTTTTAAAGGCACGATTATTGAGCGCGAGGACGATCTAAACGGAAGCATGTTTTTAGGCACTCGATTTACTTGCAAAGACGGCGCTTTTAATCTTGATAAAAGATTGGTTAATAAGGCTTACTCAAATACTACGGTCAAGGACGTTGTTGATGATATTGTAACAAATTTTGCTACTGGGTTTACTTTGGATATACCTGACATCACCCCGTCTGTAAAATCGGTCAAATTTAATTATGAATATCCTAGCCGTTGTTTGCAGACGATTGCTCAGCAGATAGGTTGGGATTGGAGTATTGACCCTAGTGATGTAATCCACTTCTTTCCAAAAGGACAAGAAGAATCACCTTTTACAATAACGGACACAAACGGAAATTGCGTCTTTAACACACTGTCTTTTAATTCTAATATATTGGAGCTTAAAAACTCTGTCTTTTTGCGTGGCGGTGAATATTTGGATGTGGTTAGCGAATCAGACGCGCTTGATAAATATACGGCTGATGGACAGCAAGTTGTCATTAATTTGGGCTATAAATATAACAGTATTCAAGTAACAGTGAATGGTGTCGCGAAGACTGTTGGTGCGGACTTTCTTTCAGACCCGGCTGATTATGATGTCCTTTATAACTTCCAAGAAAAGCTTTTGCGTTTCAGGGAGGACAATAAGCCAACTAACGGACAAATCGTGAAGGCTTTTGGTAATGTATATATTCCGCTTATCGTACAGGCAGAAGATAGTGACTCGGTTCTGGCATATGGACGTTTTGAAGGTATAAAAATTGATAAAACAATCACGTCTGTTTTGGAAGCCGAGCAAGCATGTTCGGCAATACTAGAAGAATGGGGGCAAAGCTCTTATGACGGATCATTTAAAACCAGAGAAAAAGGTTTGCGAGCGGGGCAAATGATAACCATTGACTCAGATATATTCGACGTACACGAAACTTTTAAGATAAACAGAATCACTGGACAAATGAATGGCCACGATCAATTTGAGTACCGAGTGGAATTAATCAAATCCGGTAACATTAATTTTAACGACATCATGATTGATTTGCTTGGTCGTGAAAAGAAAAATCTTACAATTTCTGACGATGAGGTTATTCAGAGGTTATTTAAAATACTGGATTCATTTGGAACTGATGACGAATTAATCGCGATCACTAGCACTACCGGTCCTTATAAATATGGTCCGGTGACTGGAGGCAACACTGTTGGGAAATGGAACTTTAGCACTTGGGGATAACATATTTTTAAATAAAATCTTTGTGTTGTATAATATTTATATGGAAAATACGCTTAAACAATTGGATGAATTTGGATTTAGCAACTACATGAGGATTGTTGCTTCCAAGAACGGAGTTGAGACACATGCAACGCCTTGGATTAAAAATAAGGTTGTTTTATCTGCCAATAATGGTCGCAATTTAATTTTGCAAGCTCTATCCGGTGACTGGAGGCAACAC